GAATCCCTAAAGATTATGCTAAGCGAAAAAGATATTTTAAAAGAAGAGCTCAACGATGGGCTGGAAAGAAACATAAAGTGACATTAATCAATGCAGATGCTATTTGTATTGGAATGTACACATTACAGGAGGAAAAATGAGTAAAAATAATTATAAAGATATTTTATTTAAAAATGTGAATGAAGAAGATGTAAAAAAACAATTCAAAAAAAGAGATGTAAGAGAAGTAGCTTTTAAAGTTAGACTCAAAATAGCCTCAGAAATGAAAAAACTTGAATACAAATCAGATACATTAGATGCTTTAGGAGCTCCAACTTTAGAAGAATTAGAAAATGAATTTAAAATAACTGATGATGAACTAGCTTCTATGCTTACCTTTTAGAACTTGTTTTCTGCATATATTGTAAGCTTTTCATTACTTCTTTATTAAAATCCATTGGTTGGCTATCTTCTGCTTGACCAAACCAACTTCTTGTATCTAAAGCAGGAACTGCTTCTTGTATCTTTTTAGTACTTTTAGTTGAATATAAACCTAATTCACTAGTTAAAGCTGTTCCTATTGTATTTCTTGATGCAAATGCTCTTGGTCCTGTTCCATTTATAATTCTACCCATTTGAATATTAAATATATTTGCTATTCTTCCAAAAGTACTTATATCATCATCTACTTTAGCAGCATATTCTCTACCTGTTATATAAGAAAGGAAATCATCATCATCTAAGTTATCATACCAATTAAATAAATCACCTGTATCAAATACATCATCAACTAATTCTTTAATATCTATTGCTGTGCTAACAGTAGGTCCTAAACTTCCAGCTACAGGTCCTTTATTAAAAAATGCTTGTTCACGTTCTTCATCATCATCACTTCCCCAAAAAGTCCACCATTTATTCATTCTATCCATAGTATCATTTTGAATAAGATTTCCTAAATCTACATTAAGCAAAGGACTAAGTATTCCATTTATCATAGTATATGTAAAAAACAATCTATGCATTCTATTAGCTTTCTCTCCTGTAATATGTCCTTCTTTTACATCTTTTAATCCTTCACCAAGCCATTTTTTTTGTAAAACAAATAAACTCCAACCATAATGTTGAAATTGCCCAGCTAATGCACCTGTTTTTGTTCTAAATATAGGAGCTTTTTGTATTCCAGAATAATCAAAATGAATTAATCTTACAATATCTCTAGCAGCATTTTGAGCTCTTTTTTGTCTAAACGTATCAAATTGTTGGTCAAAATATGATATGTAATCTTTTGAATGTTTACTTAAGAATGGATGAAAACTTTCTTGATTATGTAAACTTTTTACATAAGCACGACCTTCATCTCTAGTTCCATCATACTCACGAATTAATTTATGTTCATATATTTTCCTTAATTGTGGTTCTAATGCATTATCAACCATCCATCCTTTTATAAATCCATATTTATAAGCTGTATTACGATTCCAGTTATTCTCTACCCATTGCATACCCTTGCCAGAAAATTTAGAAGCACGGTTAATTAAATTATCTAATTTATCTAATGTATCAAAACTTAAATTTAATTCATTTCTTCCTTTTTCAGGATTCCAAACTCTATCAGGTGTTAATTGTCCGTACACTTCTCTAATGTTAGTAGTTTCACCCATAAACCCCATTTCTAAACCACTTTCTTTTAATCCTATATCAAGTCGTTGCTGTAATTTAGGGTCTCTCTCTAATTCTTTTTTAATATTTTGAATTCCAAAAAATCCAAAATGAATATAATGAAACATAGCTTGACCAGCATTTCTAGCTGCAGACCTTACATTAAATCCTAACTTACTAAAAAATTGTGCAGAAGTTAACATTCTAGTAATTTTAGAATGTATAGTAGGAGTTCCAGTTTGAGGATTTATATCTTTTAATCCCATTTGATACATATATGTATTTGCCATATAATTTTGCATAGCATTTAAAACTTCATCATAATCAGATGCTTTTTTAGAATTATTTCTTTGAGACATTCCTCTATTTCTTGTATTAGTTACAAAATTCATTATATCTAACATAGCACCTGTATTTGTTAAAGAGTGTCTTAATTTAGCCGCTGTTTTGCTATAAGAATCTAATAAAGCTATATAATTATAACTCAATTCTGCAGCAGCAGGCACTGAAGAGTCTCCTAACTTTTGATTAGTATATATATTCGTTTGTAAAACATCTTTCAAAGATAAAATTTCTTTTGCTCCTTCAGAAAATCCAGCTCCTTTTTTAGGTGTAACTATTTTAGAAAGAGCAGAGTCTAAAGCAGGAAATACATTTAAAGTCATTACAGGAAATAATCCTTTATGAGATTTTTGATATCCTTCAAATTGTTTTATTTGTGATGAAATAAAACTATGAACTTGTTTAAATTCAGGTAATGCTTGTGTTTCTGAATTTAAATTATTTAATATATTCAAAAATTCTTTAAATGCCTGTGTTGTATCATGGTTAGACTTATTTAAAATTTCTTCACGCCATGTCCAAGCTGCTTTTTTTGTTAAAGGACTAAAATCATCTGATTTCATTGCTTTATTAAAATTATTTGTTTCCATAGTTACCAATGTCATAAAATCACCATAAACTTTAGCTTCTCCTTCTAAAGTAAAATATTCTAAAGATTTTTTATAATCTCCTCCTTCATTTATTCTATATGATTCAGCGGCTCTAGGACCTGTTTCTCCGTTAAATGTTATTGATTTTCCCTTTCTGTCTTTTGCTTTGTTGTATATATTATAATATTTATTTTGCATTTTTATCAGTTTTTTTTCTATTTTTCCTTTTCCTAAAACAGCAACTCTAATATTATTTCGAATACCAACTCCTTCACTATCTTCTCTTAAATAACTATATATTTTCTTTGCACTATTTGCATAAAGAGCGTAATCTACATTCAATGTTTCATTTGACTTTAACATCTTATCCAATGTTTTTGTCGCAACAGGATGATTCTTAACAAATTCAGTTCCTATATAAAAATGTCTTGAAAAAAGACCTGGTTTTTTAACCATTACTTTTAAATCATGTTCAACTAATCTATGAAGGTCTTGTAATTGTTTTACATTAGGTATCTTATTATCATCCAGCTCTAATTTCATAGTTGTTACTTTATTTAAAAAAGCTTCAAATCTTTGTCCAGCTTCAAAGTGTCCCATTGCCTTTACATTTTTGTCATCAAAAAATGTATCAATTATTTTATCATATGCTTCAACTCTAGATTTTAAATCCTTTTCAATTTTGATAGATTGAAATCTTCTAGGTATACATATACTTGCTATTTTCCCAATCAAATTACTCATTTTTTCTTATCCTTTATACATCCTTCTAATAATGCTTCTGTTACATTTTTCTTATAATAATCCTTACCCCATTGTTTATAACTTCTATTAGATTGAAGACCTGTAGGGTGATAAGCTTCCATTCCTACTGCTTGATTTAATACATTTTCAGGATTAGCACGACTTGAAACAGTAGCTCTATTTTCTGAATTCATTTTCGTATATTTACTAATTCTATCATGATGTTTCCATTTACCGTCTGCTGTTAATGATATATGCATTGCATTTATTACATTTGTAAATGAATCTATATATTCCTTTGCTATTTTTCTAGTTCCATGTAAAGCAATAAGTCTTTCATATACAGACATTCTACTCCATTGAACATCGCCTATAAGACTCTTAGGTCCTGGTACTAAATCAATAAATTCTTCTTTATTATGTATTGGAATATAATCTGTAGACCATCTAGCATCAGTAGGGTTATAATCTCCAAGACTGGTAGTAAAATGATTGGTTTGAGGACTTGCCTGTATTAATGTTCTAACTGATTCATTTGTACCATCTACATATAATTTTAAAAGAGTATCTGCTAAAGCTTCATTTTTTAATCTTAATCTTTCATGTATATATTGACGAACTACTTCTCCTCTTCCATTAAATCCTTTTTCAGTTATAGTTGGAAATAATACACCTCTCCATGGTTGTAATTCTAATGTTGTAGTATCAGGCTGCATTATTTTCATTAATATATAAATTTGTTCTGCTTCAGTTTTACCGTCCATCATAAGATGCAACTTATCCATAAATGCATTTTTAACTGTTATTCTATCCTGAGGACTATATTTACCTTTTCCTCCTCTTTGATTCGTAACGTCAAACATTTCAAATTTATATTCTTTTTTAAGCTTATTTATATCTTTATCAAATCTAAGAGCAATTCCTTCAACACTATGACCACTCATTTGTGCAGCTCTACTACCCAATGCACTAGTAAATACCATATTAGAAACAGCATCTATAGCTGCATTATCATATTTTGGAGCTGCTATAGGTATCTTCATGGCTCTAGCAGATACCCATCCATTTTCAGCTTCTATGTTAGTTTTCTGGTCATTTTTAAGTCTTTTTTTCTTTTCTGCTGGCCAGAGATTTTTTCTAACCCAAGACTCTACAGCTTTTTTCTTATCTTTTAAATTCTTTGGCTTTCTCCAAAACGTATTGATTCGACCCAAAGTAGTGTCAATTATAGTATCAATACGATTAATCTGACGTTTAATATCATTTCTATGTTTTTCTGTAACATGTTCAATAGATAATACATCTTTTACTCCTACTTTATAATAGTCATCTTTTTGCTTTCCTAATTTAAGACTAGAATTTAAAGTTGCTTGTAAATTATTTTTTCTTTTATTCAATTTACCAAGATAAGTTAGTTCTTCCACTCCCTTTTCATAATTATACTTCTCATTCTTAATGTTTGTAGTAACGACTTCAATATCTCCATATATCTGACTATTCATTTTATCTTGCCATTTAAACGAAGAATCAAAATGTTGTCTAGTAATACTTACATCTTTTTCTAATATATTCATTTGTCGCATAAGCTTTCTATGTCTAATTAATAAATTCTTTCCTCCACTTTTAAAAGATTCATTTCCCATAATAGATTTACTAGTATGTATTCCTAGATAGATACCTCCTCCTTTTCCTTTATCTACTGTTTTTAATATATCTTTTAAAGGAGCATATAAATCATGGTTTATATCCTCTATCCATTCATTTCTTCCTTTTTCAGGATTCCAAACTCCTTTCTTAGGTATAACATTTTGTTCTAAATATCTTAATGATGAATCATGTTGTTCGACCGCGTGTCTTAAAGAATGATGGCTTGAATTTTTTTGTATACCACTATCAAAATCATTTCTTTCTGCAGTTAATAAATCGTTAAGAATTTTAAGATAATTATGAACAATATATCTATCAGTTGCCTTAAATTGTGAACCTTTAGAATCAGGTGTTATGTTCCCATGTACTTGATTATTTTGATAGTCAAGTCTCACTATTCTAAATAAAGCTTTTTCGCCTTCAAATAGTAACTTATTCATAAAATTGTATTTTGTATTAAGTTCAGCCTTATTAATTCCATTCCACGTATCCAAAGTTCCTTGACCCATTTGTTTAATAGCATCCATCAATAATCCTTCTGGATTAGAATCCCATTCATTCATTCCTTCTTTTCTAACTACAATATATCTGTTATTTCCAGTATGAAAAGCAGCTCCAGTAAAACCGTTTTCTACAAGAAGTGGTACATTATTGGTATAATGACGAAGGTCTTGTACTAATGATGGAAATTGCATAGAAGGACCTCTTAAAGCAATAGCTAATTCTTGACTTTCTAAAGCATCCAAAACTGTATCTATTTTACCCATATCAAGGTCTTTATAATCCATGCTATCTTTTCTTTCTTTTATAGCATGTGCATCTTTAGTTGTACCTTGTAATTTTATAAGTTCATTTAAACCTTCTACAGAAATTCTTGTTCTAGATACAGTTGCATCTCCATCATGGTCTCCTTCAAATAAAGTTTGCAAATCTTTCCTACTCACTTTATGACGATTTACTGAAGATATTTTCTTTACTGACAATAACACTTCACTAGTTGATGCAATAAGAGGATGTCTCGTATGTCTCGTAGCTAACTTAATAGCTCTTCCTTCTGGAAGTACGATAGATGAAGCCTTACTCATAAAATCTTGATGAGTTAATTTCATACCTACTAAATCTCGTAAAGCATTTATCGCAGTATCTTCAAATTCTAGACCTTTATACCAATCAGTATTATGTTTATCTTTAATAGTAGAAAAATGAACAATCCTATCTTTTTGACCTATTTTTGAGCCTTGTATATTTAAAAAATTTCCATCACCTGCATCTGCACTAATCATTTTATTTGCTATATTAACAGATTCTATAGATTCTCCTAGTCTATAAATTCCACTTCTATTAGAAATTTGATGTCTCAAACCATCTCGTGGAGTTTCAAAAGATAATGAAGATTTATTTCCATGCTCAACTTTATATATATTGTCTCCTAATTCTCCTCTACTAAGTAATTCTTTTACATGATACATACGAACTAAAGGGTCTAATCCCATTCGAGACAATTCTAATGATAATCCACCTATTGAATTATCCCAATCTGAATCTTGTGCTCTTTTTAAAAAAGCTTTTTCATTTTCTCCTCTATACCAAGCTGTTGCTTCAGTTCTATCATTCTGAAAAATACCAATTCTTCCAATATTCTTTTCTGCCGTATCATATTTGTGTGCATAATCAGCATACCATGTTGCTTCAATAGCATCTTTATCTTTATAATATTTTGTTGCATCAGGAGATATTTTAATATAATTTTTATTTGGTTGAACATGTAATAAATGATATTCGTTTCTATTATAAGGAATAGACATTTCCTTTTCTGTAAATGAATCTAACTCTCTCCAAGAACCAATTTCTTTTATAGCACGAACTAATCTTGGAGACCATTCTCCTCCTACTTTTTTTTGAGATGATGTAAATCCAAGTTTAGCAATAACTTTTCCATGTCTTGGCTTAATCAACTTTTTTTGTATATCAGGAGATAAACCTCCAAATGTTTTTACTATTTCTAAATCACCTGTAACTGGGTCTATTCGTTGACCTACATATTTATTACCACTTTGTTTTATAGATTCTTGAGGAAGACTTCCCATAAAAAATGCTTCTGCCATATGTACATCAGGATGTGAAACTTCAGCTGAATTTCCCCATGAAGCATCCTTCCAATGTGGACTATTCATATCCTCAGCGATAAGATTACGAAGTTCTGCTTGTTCTGGAGTTAATTCCCTAAGTATAGTTCCATCAGCATCTCGTTCACGTACTACTTCTTTTAATTCACCATTGCTTTCATATAATTCCGGATAATCTCTCACATTTTTATTATGCCAATCTTGCTTATTTGAGAAGAAAGGCACTATAGTACCATCAGCATTCTCATCTTTAATAATAACAACAGAAGAATTATCTTTATTCATATTTAAACCATGCATTAAATTAGATTTTAAAGAATTTCCTTTTGCATCTAAAAATTGAGCATCAGAAGTTTCTAGATATCTTCTTACTCCTTCTGCAAGTTCATCTTTAACTATAAAAGCTGTATCATTTTTTAATTGTTTAAAGTATTTTAATTGTTTTAAAGCCTCAGCTTTAGTTAATGTTTTAACATTATTCCACTGTCTTGAAGACAATAATTGACCATAGGTTAGTTCATTCATGATTTCATTACCTCGTAGAAAATTAGTTCTTTTATCTGAACCTAAGAATACCCATTCTCCATCTACTTTTTCAATACCTAAAGATTTTAAATCTGCCTTCGGATGTAGTTTAGCATAACTACTTGCCATTTGATTCCAACCAGTTTTGTCTATAATTGCACCACCCTTAGAATTTAAAAACTTCCAAAAAAATCCTTGAGGTTGAAGCATAACATCATTTACATCTCCTTCTGTTCTAACTCTTGTTAATAATTCTTGTGGAGTCTCTCCCTTTTTTGCACTTTTAACTTCTTTATTATTGATAATTACAAAATCATTTTGATGTGCTTTTGTATTAAGTTCTGTTTGAAAATCTACCATTTCTGCAGATGTACGTTTATTCCCTATTCCAATTCCATCACTATTAATAAGATATATATTATCCATACCAACAGATTCACCAACCTTTTGGTAAAAAGGAGAATTAAAAATAGGTCCTGATTCAAAATTACTAATTCTTGCATTTGTATCTACAGTTATTTTAGGCACTCTAACATTTCTATCCATTGATTTCATAACACTTACTACTTCTAAAGCTAAATTATCTTCAACAATATTCTCATTCTTCTGTTTTATTTCTTTAGTTAATGCTTGTGAAAATTTATCATAATTAGCATCAAACTTTATATAAAATGTATCTTTTAACTGGTCAGTTCGTAATGTTCCATCATTTTTATCATTAAAGACATTTCCTTTACCTCCTCCTATAGTATATTTATCAAATATTTGTTGCATACTTTTAACAGGATTATCATTCATTTCTTGAAATAATTCTCCATTTTCATATCTTTGTTCATATGCAAGTTCTTCATTAAAAGCTTCTTTATCTAATTTGGTATCAAACGATTTCTTAATAATTTCAAAACGTTGTTCCAATTCAGTCTGAGGGTCCTCATATTTAGTATCATTTTTCTTAAAACCTAATCTTCCTTGTTCATCTAACATTCCTTTATCTTTTAATAGACCAAATAAATGTATACTATCTTCTTGTCCGTATTTTGAAATTAATTCAGTTATTGATTTTGCAACATTATAATATTCTGATTTTTCCTCTTTCACTAATGCATTTAAATCTCTTATAAATACAGGCATCTCTATTTCTGAAATATTTTTACGTTGAATATTTTTAATAGTATGTATTATATCTATATATTCTTTTGGACTTAATATAACTTGTTCTTCACCAAGTCTAAACCATCCATTCATTTCTCCTTTTTTATTAGGAGCTTCAATATATGGCAATAAAATTTCTTGCAATGAATTCATATCTTCCCATGTAATTTTACTCTCCCCTACAACAGCATCACGTACATTAGATATATGACTCTTAGTTGCATCAGGAAGATTTTGATATGCTGGAGTTTCTATCCACTTATCATAACCTATTTTATTCATTTGATTAAAATCAATATCTTTTCCTATCGATTGTGGAACTCTTAAATTTCTAGAATTTATTGAGATTGCTAAAGGACTTACATAAATAGAGCTTATAACAGCTCTATCTCTCGCATCAGATTTATGTCTATAGCCACCTGTTTCAAAATATACACCCTTTAATTCATTTCTAACATCTAAATCATTAACTGTTTGTGAAAATGTTCTAAAAAATTGAGAATCATGTCCCATTGAAAATCCTTCTGCTTCAAACAGCTTTCGTAAAGTAGTAATATCCTCTTTATCTAACTTTTTTCGTTTAACAGGCGATATACTATCATAAGAATTTCCTCTTCTTTGAATTATAGGCAATAATGTATGAAGAAATCTTTGATTTTGTGCACCTATATTCTTATATCCTGAAAAATGATTTTCTAAACTCCAAAAATAAGTTTCTCCTAAATTAGGGTCATCTACAGAAAATATCTTTTTCAGTGCTTCTGCAATATGAAGTTGTCTTTCAGTTCTTTCTCTTTTAGTATCTAATACTCTTCCAACCCATTCAGAATATCTTGAAGCCTCATGAATAAAATTATATTGATTAGCCAAATCATGCATAAGTGAATTGTCATACATTATCTCATTAGTAGTATCAAGACTTTTTAATACTTTTTGTTCATTTCGTAATTTCATATCTTCTACATTTTGAAAGAATTGACTTACACCTTCATCTCCTCTTTCTATTTTTACATTTCTTTCTACAGGAATTATTTTAGAACCTCCATTTGGAAGAGACCTTCCTAAAGTTTGATTATAATCAAGATGTCGATTATACCATGTAATAAGTTTTTGTTCATCTCCTCTTACCATCTTAAAATTTTCAGCTAAGCTAAGTGTAGGTACTTCATGGTATCTATATTCTTCTCCAAAAGCATTAGGATGTTGCTTTTCTATAGCACTTGCAGGTCTTTCATCGCCTCTTTTTATAATATTACTAGTAGTAACAATTTGATTTGCATTGTCATAAGCAGTCATTAGATAATCAGTAGATGTAGCTTGAGCAATTGATTCAGCTACATCAAACATATCTTCCCATCCTGCTTCTTCATATAATTTCTTTAATTGTTTATATTCTTTTAATGACATTGATTGTATACGTCTAATACCATCATTAGCAGAATCTGGAATGAAACTTTGATTATCTAATTCTTTTCTTACTACATCATGTATAGCCTTAACTCTTTGAAATTCATTATCCTTTTGTATTTTCTTCCAATCAGGATGTGTTTTAGCATTATGAATTTCTTTTCTATCTTGTAATAATAATTTTTTCTTTTTAGGACCAGCATTTAAAATATTTACAATTCTTTCTGTGCTTTTTAGATTTGAATCTATTTCAAAATATGAAACTATAGGGTCTTTTTCTCTAGATTTCTTTACTAATGAACTCCATGGTTCTGTTAATGGGTCAAATTCTACTCCTAAAGCAGACCACATATCAGCTTGGTTTCTAAGTCTTTCTCTTGTTTCTCCATATTCTACTTTAAAACCATCCCAACTTGACCACAGATTACTCTTTCCTTTTTCTACAAATTTAGCACCTTTTGTTTTATAAGCTAATTCTTTACCATTTTTAAATAATAAATATCCAGTTAAAAACCCTATTAATTTATCTTCAAATAGTATATTTTCATCAAATAACACATATGGTCCTCCACCTAAAATCATACCACCCCAACCCATACGTAATTGACTTCCTATTAAATCTTTTCTAAGTAAACTTAAAAATTCAGGTTTCCAATTTCTATGCATATATGCTCCACCTGTTTTTAAAGCATCTTGTAGCATTATTCCCATTGCATCTTTTTGTTTAGCTGTTCCTTCTGTTAATATTTTTGCTATATTCATATTAGTAGGAATAAAAGCCTTTGCTTTACCCTTAGCTACTAGTTTCATTGGATGGTTTTTAAATACACCTTCAAAAACATCTAATAGACCTTGGTCTCCAATTCTTGTAAAATGTCTATGCATATTATAAAGACTAGCCCTATCTGCTCCAGCATTAATACTTTTCCCAACAGGATTATATTTACTTGCAAACTTTGGAAGATATCCGTATATAGCTCTCATTTGGTCTCTACCAGATTTTGAAAGTAAATTAGGAATTGCTCCACCTTTTACACCTCCACCTATTAATCTACCTCCACCTAATAATGTACCTAAAATACCTGCTTGACCTAATACATTAGGAAGCTCATCCCATTCTGCTGAAGTGCCATCGTGTTGATGAAATCCTCCAGTAACATTTACTACATGCATAGCACCTTCTACTGCAGCAAAAGCAAAAGCTTCTTCGAGTCCTATAGCTAAACCTTGTCCAATCCAACCTTCACTACCTAATAAAAGAGGATTAAATCTTGCTATTTGTTGACGAAATTCAGAAATAGGTCTTCCTTGTAAATATGTTATCTCCTTCGCATATATATCAGTTAATTCTTTAACTACTTTATCTCTATTTTTAAATTGAAATCCAAGTGTCTTTGCTCTTTGTTCTAAAAACTCACCAGCATATTGCATTGTATCATCTATAAATTTATTTTTATTAACTACATTTTTAAAAGTTTTAGTTCCACCAAAGTAAGTAAGAGGTTTTAATAATTCCTTTTCTACAATCTCATCCATAAATATTTTTGAAGCTTGTTTATTTGATAATGGAGAAAGAGGGTCTTTTACAGGGTTTACATTTTTAATTCCTTTTCCAATAATAGTTTTTGTTGGTTCACGAAGTCTTTCCGCTGCTTTTTTACCACTATATTTAGAAAATGCTCGAGTAGCTCCTCCAGCTGCCTTACTAAATATACCCATAGGAACTAAGAAACCTCCAACAGTACCAATAGTTTGACCTATCTTGCCTCCTAATGTTTCTGCATGAGGTTTTTCTCCTATCCAATCAGCATGTTTAGTTAATCCAACTGAAGCAGTTTCTGCAAATGACCATGCAAGTTGCTTTCCATATTCTTTTAATCCTTCTTTAACATTTCTATCTTTTCTATCTTGTACCGCTATATTTGGAGTATCTATAAGGTCATCTAAAGATGGAAACTCGAATAATTCAGGACGGGTAGACTCATTTATCTCAAAGACAGAATCTGCTAATGTTTGAGACAAACTATCTTCTATACTTTTAGCTCTTGATTTTAAATCTATTGGCATAATTCTTTATTATTTACATTCCACCAACTGGGTCACCAGGTTCTGGTCCTTTTAATGTTGGTTGAGGTTTATTTGCATACTCTTCTTTTGTCATTCCTCCATATGCCCATCTTAACCACTGAGACCTCCAATTTTTCATTGGTTGACCAGTATATGAAAGTTCAGAATGATAAAGAGGTCCGAAATCTGCATCTAATTGTGCTTCTCTATCCCCAGGAACAGGAGTAGGAACAGGGGTAGGATTAGGATTAGGAGGAATTATTTTTTGTACATCATCTTCTAAATCAAAAATTATTTTTTCATTATACTTAATTCTAGCATCATATATCTTCTGTGCCTTTTCAGCTTCTAATAAAGCTAAACTATCAATTGCTTGTTCATTTTCAGTATAAACATACGTTCCTTTTTCTGATGCTAATATTTTTTTATCTATTTGACTTTGAAAATTTGACAATTCTGATGCATTCTCAGCATATTCTCTTTGCAACTCATCAAGATTTTTTTTTGCACCGTCATATTGTGCTTGATAATCTAATGATGTAGGGTCATAAATATGTGTTCCTGGTTCTCCTACATCTACACTCCATCCTTTATCACTATAACCTTTAATTCCATATCTAGATTGCCCTTCTTGTCCAAAATACTCAGCCCATTCTTCATCTGTATATGATTCTCTAGCTGCTAACATTTCAGCATGTGATGGTGCTTTTGATGGTGTTGATGATGTAGCTAGTTTATGACTTTCTAATTTTTCTAAAGCTTCTCCTCCAACAAATCCTGCATAATTATAATCAAGTTTCAAATCTCCTGCTTGAACAGCTTCTGTTTGTTCAGCTAACAAACCAACAGATGCCATATCATATTCTCCTACTCTTCTAAAAGATTCTATATCTCTTTCCAATGATTCTTCGTCTGTAGAGAAAATCCCCGCATTCTTTGCTCCTTTAAGAAAATCTTCATCTGTTAAATTATCACTATCTAAAAATAAATTTACAACATCTTGCATAATTTGAGAATTAGTAAAACCACCTTTATGATAATTATATAAACTATTTGCAATAAATTCTGAGTCATTCTCGCTAAATCCAAATTCTTTAAACTCATCTGCTAAATCATCTAATTTACCTATAGCATTTTTTTTATCTAATTCACCTTTTTCCAGATAACTTTTAAATGTTTTCATAAAAATTCCAGAAAAATAACTTGAATATAGAGATTGTAAATATTGATTCTTTTTAGCTTCTATTTTGGCTGATATACCTTCTGTTGCTGTAATAAAACTATTAAGTTCTTCTATTTTTAATCTTCGTTCTGACCTATCAGCCTCAATATTTAATTGCATTGCCTGTAAAGAGTGACCTACAGCAGTCTCTTGTTTCTTTTCTTGAGACCTTAAAATATTTAATATTGAATCAGCTATTGTACTTTTTGCCATATTATTTCCTTAAAATATATTCTGATACCACTTAGAACGCCCTTTTAATGCTTTATTTTGAGCTTCTAATTGTTTTATTTGTCCTAAAACTTGACTTCTTTGTTCTGCTTCAACGCTTTCAAAACCAGCCACAACTTTACTTAAGTTTGTTTGCATTTTAGTATTTTCATCAGAAAATTGTTCTGTTACCCTTCTTTCTGCTTCGTCAAAAGTTTCCTCTTGTCCTGCGTGATGAGCAAATCCTCCTGCATTTACATCGTCTCGTTTATTTCTAAAATCTGTCATTGCTTGAGATAATTTTTGACCTACGCTTTCAAAAGCATTTCTAGTTTCTGTTTCAGCACCTTCTATGTTAGCCACAGTTAAATCATCCAAACTAGCCAAACTGGCTCTTAAACTAGATATTTGTATATTATTGGAACTCATTTGACTTTGATTCATCCTTGCTTCAGCTCCAGCTCCAGACAATCTTTGTGCTCCTTGTAATGCTAATGCTGCCCACATAACTATTTCATTCCTCCCCCGGTATTCCAAATTTCAAATAAACTATCAAATTTAAAAGGTTCCCAATTTTGTTTTTGTTCCCATGTTCTTTTATCTTGTTCATAAGGAACAGGTATTCTATTGCCAAGTGCATCAGTTTTATATTTAATATCCTTTCCTAAAATCTTATTTAAATAATTATAAGTTTCATCAGTTTTCATGAATCCTGCGTCTGGATGTAAAGATTCTCTACTACCATCCCAAGCTTTTGCAACCTCTGGACCAGCATTATATGCAACTAAAGCTCTTTCTACATCTCCCCCAAAAAAATTAGTCATTGTGCTAAAATACTCTTGACCAAAGGCTTTACCCAATTCTGGATTCATTAATAATGTTGCAGCACTATCTTCTGTTGTATCTTCATAGTCTATACCCATACTTGTAGCAACTTCAAAAATAGATTTCATACCATAACCAGGTTTCATAGCAGTTGAAGGTAAAACTTGAGCAATTCCATGTGCTCCTTTGTCTGATACTGCATCTGCGTCTCCTCCACTTTCAGCTTGAATAACTTTATCATACAAAGTTTCTCCTTCTTCAAAACCATAATCTCTTTGAAATTCACCTGTAGTTTGTGAAAATTCCTTAATGCCTAACAATTTATTTAAATTGATTTGTTGGCTTTTTTTATATAATGCTTGAAAATCTGCTCCTGTAAACTCATCTTCACCTAACATATATTTAGACTTCCCTAAATCTTTCCAAGAACCTTCTCCTCTCATAACATCTTTGAGAGATGTTTTCTCAAATGAAAATTCTTCATTAGGATTTTGCTTTCGTGCTAATTCAATTCCTTTTTCTATTTCACCTTTAGTTTCTTGAGCTTCTTTAACCTCACCATATACTTCTAAACCTTTACCAGCTAAATTAAACAACTCATTTACTGTTTCATGTTGTCTCTTTAACTGTGCTTGTCGTATATTTTCTAGACCTTTTTCAACATCAGCTTGAATTAAATGATGTGAAGTTTTTGCTTTCGCTTGACCAATCCTAGAATACACATTTTTTATTTTAGCCATTTTTACTCCTAGGTTTTATAATAAATATACTGTTTTTACTCATAATATCCAACTACTTTATTCTGTTAGTTAATTCTTTTACTGCTTCTATTAATAAAGGCACTATTTTCTCATATTTGACAGCCTTATACCCTGTTTCTCTTGTAGTGACTATCTCAGGTAAAACATCTTCTATTTCTTGTGCTATTACTCCAACATCATGTCCTTCGTTCCCATGAATTGTTCTTCTTTCTTCGTCACTTAATTCTTTCCAATCAAACTCTACTCCACTAATTTGATTAATTTTATCTAATGCATTCTCTAAAGGTTTAATATTTTCTTTCAATTTTCCATCTGAAGTAGAAAAAGCTACTATATCATTACTTGCATCTATTCTTCCATCAGTTCCATGAGCTGCTACATTGACTCCTAATGCTCCACTTGTTATTCTTAAATCACCAGTAACAGTTCCCCCTAATTCAGCAGAAAGGTCTCCAGAAGCACTTAATCTATCTCTTGCTTGTGATACTGTAAGAGGTTTAAATGTAGTTCTACCTACACCTATTCTTTGGTCTTTTGGACCTCCACCAGTATCTCCTCCTACACCGCCTCCACCTTGACCTCCACCTGTACCTCCTACTACACCACCAGGTGTAAAAAGAAATGCTTGTCTTTTAGCAACACCAGCATTATCTATATTTGTACCGCTTCGTACATCAAGCCATTCTCCTTCTTCTTTTAAATATTGACTTACAGTATTATTTTTTTCATCTTTATAATATACAATATCACCATTTTTACCAGAACTTGATTCAGGAACCTCATTAACAAACTTTGGTTTAGTTTGTGCTTGATGTCTTAATATTCTATGTGTTTCTCTATTTGACACTCTTAGACCTATAAATTATTGTTATATCGTTAATTTCAACATCGCTTTCAACATCGCCACTAGGACCCACTCCAAGTTGAATTGCAAAGCTTCTTATGTTATTAGCAACAGATGAGCTTGTATATAGCGTTATTTCCTTCCAATTGGTACCTCCAATTATTTGTCTATCGGCATCATCGCTATCATTTGCTGTAATAGTGTCATTTGCTGTTCCATCTTCATTATAAAATAAATTCTCAAATGGACCTCCATTTACTGCATATTTAGGCAATAAATTAGTATTAATTCCATTTGCTCCCTTATATGTAATTCTTACCTTTGTCACTTTCTTTTGTGCTTGTGTCCCAAAATTTAATTCTTTTGTTTCTAATTGATAGCCATTAATATCTTTTGAACCAGGGCCTACATCCCAAGGAGTAACTGTTAATTTTGATGCTCCTCCAGTATATCCATCAGTAGTTTCGCTTCCATATAGTAATTGTCCATCCCAAGAATTAATTAAGTTGGTCTTATGTGTAGCTGCTGCTCTAGATGTTCCTTTTGTCCAAGCACCTGATACAAAATCATATGTCATAATATCTCCATTATCAGTAACATTTTTAAATAATACTAATTGTTTTTCTTTTGGAACATATCCTATTAATGTTTCAGTACTATAAAAATTACCCCATGTAGTTGAATTAATTCTTTTTATACCTTTTTTAATAAAAAGTTCACTAACTTGTTTTCCATCATAAAAATAAACTCCATGAGGATTGCACCAAGCTATTCCATAATCAGTTTCACATACATGATTATGATGTTCTACCCCTTTAAATTTATGAGTTGTTTCTAAATATTCAGATGCACCACTTACATTAATAATATGTAATGTATTCTGTTTAAATTGTAATAACCTATCAGCAAACCCTACAAGTCTTATTATCTCTTCTCCATCTCCTACAGCTACATCAATACGTCTATCCATTGTAAAAGTATCAAATTTATTTGATTTGGATTTAAATATACTATCAGTAAGCACATGTTCTTTTCCATCAACATCTTTAACTTTTACATTTCCAATATATATTCTTCTATTCAACAAAATAGAAGTTTTCCATTTTACTTCTTCGATAATATTTCTATCAATATATTTTCTATTTTGTACAGGAGGAAATAAAAATGGAATACCTAAATGCCATTTTCCTGGATTCATTACTGTATAATTAGCCATAATTAAAAGTCCTGTCCTTGAGTTGTTGTTTCATAATCTGGTGGAGGTTCATTACCACCATCAGTTACTGTAATAGTTTCTTTATCACTTTGTTTTATTACTGTAAAATTTTCATCTAAAAGTTCAGCCATAAATTCTCTTGTTCCTTCTCCTGGAGTAACAATTGGAACTTTATATACATCATTAGGGTCAGTAGTTGCTAAAGGAATAGGATTTCCATCTGAATCTGCATTTAACCATACAGGAGAAATATATCCTCCCCATACTCTTATAAATCCATATCTACCAGTAAATCCAATTGCACTATTATCATTATCTATGGTAACATTTAAAAAACAATCTAAAAATGAAGGAACTGTTTTTGAACCTGCGCTTCCAGTTGTCTGAGCAGTTCCAGCTGCATTAACAAATTCTAAGTCATCATTAGGAGATGTACCAACCATAATTGTTAATGTACCAGCAAATATACCATAATTATGATGAGACTGAGCAAATATTCCCCAATAATTAGGTCCTCCTTCTAATAAATCTGTATTCATTAAAAATGTCCATTCATCGTCTGCTGCACTTCTAAAATAAAAATTAATTCCTATAATTCTATCATCTCCAAGAGGATTAACAACTACTGTAGGACTTGTATCAGCGCTACCAGTTAATAAATTTTGATTGTCGGCTAATTCTTGACTTTGACCAATAGCAAGGTCTGTATCATCACTAATAGGAATATGAACTTGAAATACTACTTGATGATTATGAAAGTTTAATGTTGTTGGAAAAACACTAATAGGACCTTCTTGGTCTCCTATATATACTGGGCATGCTGCAAACTGATATGTTCCACTCCATTGACCATCTCCAGAATCTCCTGTCCAATATGCTAAAATTAATTTTCTACCATTAGCATCTCCATCAGAAGAACTACTAAGATTACCAATAAGAGTGCCTGTATTATTGCTACTATTTTCACCTAAATTATGAGTATCTGCATTTACTAATTTTAAATTAGCATTTCCAAATAATTCATCAAATCCTCTTAATCTTTGGTCAACATTAACCCATTTCTTAATATTAAGAACATTATCACCATCTCCACTATTATCAGTTTGAAACAATATAGAATCTACATAACCATGCCATTTACTAGATTTCACAAGATTAGCATCTCCTATTCTTAATGCTCCATCTGCAAAATAAAAATTAGGTTTAATACCTGGAGAAGCAAATGTAATTTCTAATGCACTAGCAATAGCAGGAGTTAAAGTTCCATTATCATCTAAATCATTTTTATCTCTATAATAAAACTTTACCTTATGGTCTGCATTACTATAGATTGCTAACCAATCTTCAGCAAATTGACCACCGCTACTATCTTTATCAGTAGAAAAATAATATAATCCATAACCTTTATTTATATCATTTGTTATATTACTAAGACCTGTTAAAGCAGTTCCATTATTTCCTATACCAACAACTCTACCAATATTATGAACTGAAACACCATCAGCTTCCCTAAATTCAATATCTTCTATATCTTTAGGGTCTGAGCTATCATTTATACCACCATGAAATCCTAATATCTGATGTTCTTTTTTAGGCACTTTTCTTTACCTTTTCAAAACTGCGCATTCCTCCAAGACCTAGCATACCTAAAAGTACTGTAGTTAATGTAGTCATATCAAATGTTGGTAAAACTATTTCATTCCCAAATGTATATAACACAAATGTTAATAAAGGTTGTAAGATAAAATGATATGCCATTGCAGTAGCACATATCCAGCCCGTAAAAGGTCTCCAGCCACTCACGAATCGTGAAGTATGTCCTGCTTCTACTTTATTAACTTCTAATTGTGCTTTATTAAT